TGCTTCAAGAGGAAAATCCTAATCCAATATATCGCATTTAGTATTTCCATCACTTGAATCACATGATAATTCTGCTGCTTTAAAAGCATCTTCAAATATACCTGTTACTTTAGCTTTCTTTAGATAAAGGAACTAAGGATTATTACCATTAAAGTATACATGATTATCAGAACCTAAGGTACTATATATAATATTCTTTAAATATTTATTATTACCTACATACTTAAATCTGTCTTTACTTACAAAAGCAGTCATTATATTAAACTAATCCTATAAATTTACTTTTACAGTATCGGCATTTATAAGTTCAGGTATTTCCTATTTTGACCTTAAATAAGTATCATTACAATAATCTAATCCAGGAATAGCACTTGTCTTTTCTAAATCTATACAAATAGTTTGTTCATTAGAGGAAGATAAAGATGTTACTCCTTCCTTTTTCTTTTTTTGTTCTATTAGAAATGTCCTATACTAATTAGCTAAAAATATAACATGCTCTTCTGTTATATTACTATCTCCGTTAGTAGATTTTATTGCATCTAGGCAATAATATACAATTTCACGATAGGTTTGCATAAATCTAATATTTTTATATAATAAAATTCCTTGCTGCAAAGATACAAATAATATCTTAAACCAGCAAGGAAATTTTTTAGTTACTGTACTATAATTACTAAATTAATAATAAAAAAGGAAGGATTTAACCTCCTTCCTTAATTATAATTAGTTAGATGGCTTATCAGCTTTACCAGAGATTTGATCAGTTACAGTCTTAGATTTCTTACCATCATATTTTGTATCTGGAGATACATAGTAATCGGTTTCTGAAACCTTATCACCAATACCCATAGCAGCTATGATAGCATCAATAATAGTTTTATCTTCTGCTACAATAGTTAATGTCTTCTCAGACTTTTGGATATCCTCACAAGTGCCTTGATATGCATACTGAATATCTAAGCAGTAGTAAGTCTTTGAAGGATCAGCAAAGTACTTAGTAGGAATACTCTTAGGCCACATTACATTTCTGTATTGGTCGCCTCTTTCACCCATGCAGAAGTACTCAAGATCAGCAATGCTATAACCATTACCTATAGGAGCAGGTAATTTATCAGCATCTTTAACCTCAGTTACTGTACCCCAAACTACATCATTGTCACCAGCATCCTTAACTGTTGTAGGAATTACCTCAAAGTAAACAGGTACAAGTTGTTTTGTACCAAGTGCCCACTCGTTAACTTGGCTCTTTTCACAGATAAAAATCTTAGTAGGAGTAGCAGAGATTTCAGTACCATCTTCCTTGTAAAGCTTAACTACACCATTTACTTTAGTAGCTCTTGCTACTACATTATCCTTATCATTAACAGCAATGTCAAGTAATGGAGCATAAAGTCTGTGGAAATTCTTACTGAGAGAATAAATCATCTCCTTATAGAAATCACCAGCTGTCATTCCTGATACAGCATGAACTGCACCATACTTTTGATAAATGTCTTGGTCAGACATTCCATACATTTGACGGAAGTTAATTCTAAGAATATAATCTTGACCACTGATAGGAGCACCACTGTTTACTGAACCACTAAGAGTAAGTTCTACAGCTTTAAGCTTTTTCTCCATATCTTTTGGTGCTGATGCATTAGCCCACATAATTTTATCTGGATTAATAAGATCACTTCTTACAATGCCACCATAACCGTTTTGTTGAATAAACTTGTTTCCTTCAGCATCTGTGCCTACGAAAACTTTACCAATATTTGCGTTTCCTTGAATGCCACTATAAGCATTTGCAACACCAGCAGCAACATAAAGCTGGCGATTTTGATTTGTGCTATAAACAGCCATAATTATAAAGAATTAAATTAAACAATAGTGAGATTAATCTTTTTTCTCACCCTTATTACTAACATTAATCGTTCTACTAGCAAGAGCTAATCTTACAGCTCTATCTAAAATATCTCTATGCAGAGATTTATTTAGTTTACATGTTTGAGGAGTACTAACATTATCTATAGTTTCGTCAGATAAATTTGTTAATACTATAGGATCTGGTTTCTTTATATACCTTATAGTATACTTTCCTATACTATTTTTACTAACTAATTCTACTTCTGAATTACCTTTATCTAATCTTAATACCCTCTTTGTATTAGGTCCTTTAAAAGGATTATTTCTTACTCTCCAATATTCGTCATGTGTTACTGGGTATACATCAGCTATTAAAGAAGCTAAACAATTGTTATCTGTAGACCAAGAAACTTGTTCATATACTATATAAAGTAATCCAGGATCAAGTTTGAATACTGTATGATTATATCTAGCATCATCAAGTTTTTCTGCACTCTATTCTGAATCATTTCTATCAGCATTTATAACATAATCTTTCTATTCTACTAAAGTATCTAATTCTCTTCTAATCTATTCATTAGCTTCAAAAGAATCTGTTGAATATTTACCAGAATATAAATCTTTTACAATATCTTCTTGTGCTTCTGTAAGAAATACAGACTTCTCATATTCATTCAGATTTATATCTGTCTAAAAAGACTATTCACCAAACTATGGCGAATGAGCATATGAATTCAGGAGAGTATCAAATTCATTAGAAAATTCTTCTACAGTCATATTATTATTTCTTACTTTTAAAACACATTATTATTCACTTCTCTAGCCTGCTTGTATTACTGCTTGAGCATTATTGTCAGAACCATCAGTCCAAGCTACCTTTGCAAGTTCTACTGCTCTTTGAAGAATATCCTCATGTAAAATAGGATCAAGTTCACATTGAACAGGATTTTCAGAGTTATATTCTTTTCCATTAATAGTTAATCCATCTAAATCACCAACAATAATTGGTTGTGGTCTTCTTACATATCTAATAGTATAAAATAATGTTTGACTATCATATTCAGGAGTAGTAATTACTTCAACACATTTTATATAAGTACTATTAGACACTTCTCCAGAATTAATCAATCTCCAAGCTTGATTCTTTAAAGGTCTTTTAAAAGGTTTTGACATCAAGCGAGTATATTCATCGAAGCGTAATGGAATAACTTGAAAGTATTTCTTTCTAAAAGTATCTGATAGAGTTTCATTAACAACAATAAATACATCTTCTGGAAAAGCGTAAATGTGACTTCTTGGATCGATTTTTGAAATCTCAAAACTTTTTTCAATAACTTCTTGATCACCTTCTGGACCTTGATAATATTTATAGGTAATAACATCACTATTACCTACTAAACTGGCAGCATTACAACTTTGTGTTTTCATTAATACAGAAAAATCTGCCTATCTTTTAGCAGAGTCATCAAAACCCTGCTGAATATTATTACCTTTACTATTAGCAGTAAAGTAATTTTTGATAATCTCATCCTACGCTTTAGTAAGGAAAAGACTCTTCTCATATTCATTCAAGCCAGGGGCTTGATTTGATGTTATATTATTGTATAAGACGTCAAATTGGTCTGAAAACTCTAGTATTGTCATATATATTATTGTTTAAGTTTTGCTTCAAGACTTAACTTTAATTCTTGTCTCTTAGGATTATTCAGATATTTAGCAGCTATTGATAATACAGGCTCTTCACCACCCTCACAAAGAGGAGTATTGTCACTTCTTAAATAGAGATAATTAGCTCTCTTAGAAATAAGACCTGCATCTATACACTTTTGAATAAGTACTTTTGTTTCAAGTAATTTATCTTGAACAACATTAAGGAATATCTTAGGATCAGCTTCAATGAGCTCTCCAGCCTTAGTTTGTAAGAATTCTAATTTAGTATTAGATGCTAAAGGTTTTCCTGTAATAGTTTCAATAACTGTTTTTAAAATATCAGCTTTATTTTCAATCTTACCATATTCAGCATAACAACGCATTTTAGTAGTCATCTTACTTCTAGCAGTAGTATTAATATCATCATTAGATACTAACACAAATCTATAAGTAGCTTTTGGTCTATCTTGGAGTTCTTGCATACTTGATGCAATTAAATCCTTATTAGCTAAAAGAATTTTATACTTAATGTAATCAATAGGATCTGCAAGATTAAGAGTATTACCTTCTTTTGAAAGTCTTACTTTTGAAATGCCTCCTTCAGTATTGTTACTCCAGAAATTGTCATGCTTATTATATACATTTAAAGCTCCTACTTCAAGTCCTAATGCTGCTTCAAGATAATCTTTTTCATCATCTGTAAGAACATTTTTAAAAGTACCTGACCTTAATTTAGGAACAGTAACTGTAAATGTTGATCTTTCAGCCATACCTCCATAAAGCACATGCTTAGGATTATTAATAGTATTAGGTTGAGGAATAAATTTAACTGTAACAATTCTATCTTGTAAACAGTTAATTAAATTATCTGTATCTCTATTTCTACTAGCTACTGATACTCTACCTCTTAAAGACATTTCTGGGTGTTCAAAAGGTATACTATTTTGTTGTTTACTAGCAACCTCAACTTCTGCTGTGTCAATGGTAAAATCCATCTCTTCTTTTCCTTCTACTTTCTTTGCCATAATTATTTCTCCCTTATTATTTTTCTTTTATAATCATAATAGATAGTAGGAGACTAGCCCCTACTATCATATTAGATTATGTAAATTTATAATGATGATCTTGAATTAACCCTCAAGATTAGCGGGTATTAAAGACATTGTTCTAGTTGGATCAAGAATACATACACCAAGTGTAGTCTTTCTGTGCATTACTGCTGCATCTTCATCAAATGAAGCATTCATATTATTAGTATCACCTGTAAATGGATTAGCAAATGGACCCCATTGGAAACCTCTAAATTCAGGATGTCCCTTAAGAGCACACTTGAAGATATTAGGTTGATCCATTGTACCAATGTACATAATATCAAATCTAGAACTCATTGCTGGATGACCGTTAGAATCAAGTTGCTTATTTCTAACTGGATCATCATAGAAACTATCTACCTCAAGCTTTACTGTTACACCGTTAGGTGCTGAGAACTCTGTAAACTGCATACCATTAGCAGCCATAGCATTCTTATGTAAAGGAGAGTTAGTCTTAGTAATCATACCAAGTTGGTCAGCATTAATTTGGAATTCCTTCCAACCACTTAATGAATTTCTAACTGCATTGTGGAATAAAATAGCACCTTGCTCACCAGTTCTAATAACGAATGTTCTCTCACCAAAGTCAAGTTTTGCAGCTGAAAGCTCATAAAGAGCATCCTCAAGCATCTTAAGAGAGAAGTCATTATAATAGTATGTATTACCATACTTCATCTGTGCAAGAAGACCATCACCCATTCTGATAACTTCACCAGACTTACCAATATTGTGATATTCACCATTTTGGTTTCTGTTAGATGTACCAAACATAAGTGCTGAATTCTTTTCATCAGACCACTCTTGTTCAAATTGCCATTCAACCCAAGGCATCCACATTGTTTCAACTTTCTTGTTACCATTCTTATCAACAACTGGAACACCACAAGCAAGTTTCTTATTCAACATTGTTGAACCAGGAACCTTATATTGCTTTCTAAGTGTTGTCCACTCGTTTCTCATAGCAACAGGAGCAGTGAATCTAACATCACCAACCTTTCTAGATAACTCACGCTCAACTGGAGCAAACTCATGAGAGAATCTCTCACCATTTTGTAATCTTTCAACAGGAATACCCTCAGTAATACCACCCATAAGTTCTACCTTATAAACAGCATTTGTACCTTCCATTCTTGGATCACCAAGAACTCTCATAGGATATACCTCATTTAAGTTACCAAATAACACTTCACCATCCAAATTTGTTATCTTAACAGCTCTTTATCTGTTAATTCTATATCTTTATCATTAATATAGTTCGGAGTACATATTCAACCCATAAAACTTAATAGGTTGTTGGACACTCTTGGAAATATTATATTCTACGTTTACCATTTATCAATTGACTTAAATAACTTTTAGAAATACCATATTCTCTCATTATTTGTTTTCTCGAAATACCTCTATTAATAGCATCTATTATAGATTGTCTTTCATATTTAGATAATTTATAAGTCCTAGTATTTCTTATAATAATATTATTTTTAGTCAAAAGTAGTTTTATAGTTGCATGATCTACATTGTATTCCTTTGCTAATTCTCTTAAAGAAAAACCTTCTTGATAAAGTTCTATTATTTCAATACTTTTCTTTATTAATTTAGGCATTTTAGTATGATCCTAACCTCCTAAAGTGCTATTATAGCCATTTTCATAAGAATTATAGAAACTTATCCAATATTTTTCTCTTTCATTTAGCAATTCTTGATTACATTTTTCAATCTCTTCAATAATAAAATTTTCTTTACCATACTTATGAATAGCTCTTTTAATTACCATTTGATAATTACCATTATTAATATTCTAACAATGTCCTTGCCATCTTATATGTAAAGGTTGAACAGTCTATCCTATATAAATTTTATTATTAATTTTATTTGTAACCTTATAGATAATGCCAAACATAGTTTCAATTTCTACTCTCTACAATACTTATATATGTTATTATATAAGTTATCTCGGTATTATCCTTGAAATAAGTGTTAAAATTTCTATGAAGGACTTCACCGATTTTGTCCAATTATTCAATTACATATTACTATGTAATGCGCCAATTTTATGCTACAAGAGCAATGGGTCTAGCGAACCAGTCTTCTCCAAATACAAGATAGAATGGAGCAGTACCTATACCAGCATTTGCACCACCTTTATTTGAACCATCAATTACAGTACCATCTTCATATCTAGCCTCTAAAAGAGGAATATTTCTTCTTGAAGATCCAATTACATGCCATGTGAATTCGTCATCAGTATCAAATTCCTTTGTAGGATACTTAGCTAGTTCACTCTCAAGACTCTTACCTCTATGTAAAGCCAATAGTTGAACCATAAAGTCAGATACTGGTTGAGGTGCTCTTTGATAGATAGAAGCAAGCTGATTATCTTTAGTCAGACCTTTCCATCCAGTGAACTACATCATTTGAAATCTACCTAGCTTACCTGCCATAATAAATTAAATTTATAAATTTGAAAAAATTAATTAATATCTATTGCAAATCCCTAATCGAAAATGGATTTACTAGAAGTTCTGTTTCCAGAGCCTACATACTTTGAAGCTCCAACATCTCCTCTTTCAGTATTCTTAAGAGTATGTTCTAACTCTTTTAACTTTTTCTTAACTTCCTTTTTAGCAGGTTGAGCAATCAACTTATCCAAATTGGTAAAGCCATCAGTAAGTGTAAAGAGAATTCCCACATTCTTAATAAACTCATTTTCGTGGTCATTTTTATATTTTTGAATAGCTGTAAGATAAGTTCCTGTCTCAGGATCTTTATATATAGGCTTTGCTATATTATCATATGCTTTTTGTCTAGTAGCTTTGTCGATAGTAATATCTCCAAAAACTTTTTCTTCATTAAGCATATCTTTCTTAAGTTGCTCTGCCTGTTTTTTTACAGCTTTTTTGTTAGCTTCATCTTCTTCCTTAGCCTTATCTAGAATTTCTTGATACTTTCCTTCAAAAAATTCTTTATTGCCTTGCAATGCTTGTTTAGCTTCTTCGATATCTTCTCCAGAAGCAAACAGCTTTTCAGTCATCTTTATAGCCCTTTCTTGACTATATCCCCTATTCATAAAATCTTGTTGAAGAAGCTATCTTCTAAGAGTTTCACCCTTATCAGTTTCATCGTTAAGTTGCTCATCAGTGATACCATTTAAGTAACCAATAGTATTTTCATACTGTTTAATTACATTTGGTTCTACTCCTGAATTAAGAGCATCAAAGATTCTTTTTTGAGCTTCATCAAGACCTGCTTGAATTTGTTTTTCAACTAATTCTCTAAAATCTTCAGGTTCTACTATTTTATCAATAGCTTCATCATCAAGGTCAGGAAAGATACCTTCTTCTTTCAAGGCACTGGCAATGGAAGAGTAGAAGTTAGAATCGGGAGAAGTACCATCCTCTTCGGAAGTGGTATCTTTCTTTCCTTTGTTATCTTCTTCACTACCTACGCTCTCTGGCTCTTCCTGTTCAAATAAAGTGTCTGGATTTACCTCAGTAGTTTCTTTATTTTCCTATTTATTTTCTTCTTTGTCTTCCTCCTATGTTTCATTCTTTGGAGGTGTATCTTTTTTATCTTCCTCACTTGTATCCATAAAGAGGCTAGCAGCCTCATCACCAGTAAGGATATTGTCCATGCTTAAAAAATCTTCCATATTTAATTCTCCTTTAGTGCTGCAAAATTACTAAATTAATATTAATTATGCAAATACATAAATACTTTTATATTCACTTATAAAATATTTTACTTATTTACTGTTTTTCTTATGAGATGTTTTAATACTCTCTTCGGGTGTATTAAATAATCTACGTTTACATGTTAAATCCATACATATATTTAAAGTTAAATTTAACATCTGAGTTTTTAAATCTGACATTTCTTTTTCTAACTATTCATTCTTTTCAAGAATAGCAGAAAGTCTTTCTCTATTATCGTCACTTAATTGTTTATAAAATTCAAGAGAATTTTTCATATTCTCTATAACAGTGTTATCTACCTCACTGTAATACTTCTTTTTAGCCATTAGCCATGAGGCAAATCCTGTTATTAAAGGAGCTAAAATGTTAGTTATTATTAAAACAGTAATTTCCATATTTTAAATTTGTATATTATAAATCCTAGTAATACTAATATTCCTACTCCACCAACATACATAAGTATCTTCTGCCATAGATACAATTTATTTACCTATATAGTCTCTGTAACTTTTACCTACATTATTTTAGGTATACTGTCTGTTTTATGAATAGTATCTATTTTATATACAGACTTTACGTACTACTTATATTTTTCAATAAATACTGTATCTCCCTTCTATGTTATCTGAGTAGATATAGAGTCATGTAAATAGATGGAATCTATCTTATGTACATATTCCGTCTTTACTTTTTCTACTTCTACAGGTACTTCTATATATTCTTTTACTTTACAACCTTGTAGTAGAAATATAGCCAATAAAGAGGCTATTAATATTTTTATCTTATTCATTTCTTGGTTCCTCCATTTTTAGCTTTCATACGCTTAATTTCTAAATCTTCTTTAGATCTCTACTTATCAAACTCTAATCTTTCTCTATCTAAAGCAAGTTTCTTATCAAACTTAATCATATCTTGCATTAATTTATCTTTAGCTTCTTGACTATATTCATCTGGTTCTATTCCATCTTGTTCCATATCTGTTTCAGTCATTTTATTTTTTAACTGAAGTATAGCCATTTCAGCTTGAGAATTAATTTCAGCAACTACAACTTTAGTTTCATTGTCTCTCTGATTAATTTGATCCTTAAATTCTCTCTCTGCTTGCTTATCTTGCATTTGAGCCTATAGAGTTTGTTGCTGTTGTTGCTGTTGCATTTCCATTTGTTGTTGCTGTTGCTACTTCATATTTCTTTCATCAGTTTCAACAAATCTTTGTTTTTCAGCAATAGAAGCACTCATAAATAACTTCATTATGGTAGAGAAGCTTAAAGCTTGGTTTTGTAAAGCAGCTTGAGCAAGAGTTTCCAATTTTTGTTGTAGTTCTTGTATTCCCCTACTATTATCTACTACTAAACCATAATCACATTCTGCAAATTCGTCACCATCAATCTCCATTATTTGTTTAGAGTTATCTGGAAGAATATAATTAAACTTTTTAGTTCTTCCTTTCATAGCTATCTTTGCAGTTTCTAAGAAACACTCTAAAGCTCTTTTCTTTACATCATCATGTACAGAAAATAACCATTCTGTAATATGAGAAGATTGTAAAGTAGCTCTCTCTACACCACCTACAGTTTCCCTGTTGGAAATCTATCCTTCTCTCTGTTTACTAATACCAGCTACTTCTGCCATTTCTAACTTGATAAATTCAAGTAAATTAATATACTGTTGTATATTATTACCGAAATCAGCATCAATAACTCCCTGAGTATTACTATTTAAACCTCCAGCTAGTTTACCTGTAGCTTGTCCTACTAAACCTTCATTAAAGCTATCTTCAACAAATAGACCCATAGTTTTAGCATAATATAACCATTTTTCCATTTTCCAAGAATTAGGTTTCTTAGCTAAATCAAGTCTAGTCATTTTACCCCAGTTTCTTGCCATCATCTTATTTAGTCTATCATGGATGATGTCATATAAGTAGCTGAATGGTTTCATCATATCTACCATGCTGAATGGTTTATCATCATTCATATTATAGATACTACCAATAATACCAAAGTGGCACCTTGAAGGATTATCTAATCTATTATATTGTATTACACGAGGTCTTATATTTACATATACATCTTGTCCTATTTTAGTACCTTCCCATGCTTCATTTACCCAGAAGGTCTATTCTTCTTCTCCTCTTGCTTCATTAGGAATATAAGATTCAGGCATAAATGTAAAATCTTCTTCACCTGTAACAGGGTCATAAAATTTTATTTTCTTAATTTTTCTTCTTGACTTCCAATATACTCTTATAACTCTAATATTACCATTCATATCGAAAGGAAGAAGTTCATTACTTACACTATCAGAATATTGTCCAAATGGGTCAAAGAACATTGTACTATCTGCTATAGTATCAGTAATCATATGAGAATTTACAAATCCATATCTTTCATCTATGTTATCCATAGAGTCTACAGCTCCTTGACTAAAATGATCTGGGAAAGTCTCTATATACTTTAAATCCTTTGCTGTAAGAACATCATAATAAGTATCATATATTCTACCTGGTGACCAATAGTCTTCAAGTATAATCATATCGGCATCTTCAATTTTATTTGAATAGCCAGATTTAAATATTCTTATCTTTAATGGATTTATCTTTTCAATAACTGGCTCTCCTCCTACTATATCACATTGATAAATTTCTTCACCAACAGTCATAGCATCAGAGAAACCTTTATTGAAAAGTAAAGGCATATTGTATTCCTAAGTATAATGATTTAAGACACAGTTACCACGAACTTCTCTAAAATCCTACCATTCATATGTATAGTAGTCATTTAACTTTTCAAGCTCCTAGTTAAATTGTTCTTCGCTTAAAGCATTATCCTATATGATTTGTTGCAGACTTTGGAATAAAGCCTGCTTCTTATTATTTTCTATTTCTGAAATTGCATTTGGATTTGTAACTATTACTCTATAATCAAATACTCTACCTAATTCTTCTCCTTTTAGAACGTTTAGTTTTGAGTTTATAATAGAATAATGTTGAATCTTATCAGGAATAAAGCTAGCTTTAAGTCCTTCAGGATTACATATAAGCTGTAAATCATCCATATGGATTTTACCAGCCATAAGATCATAGTTTATCCTTTGATGTAATATACTCTATCTTACAAAGGAATAATTGAAATGCAATTTAGAATCAGCAAAATCCACGCACTATCTCTTCCACACATTATTTTTTCTAGAACTAGATAGTTGCTGTGGTGGAAATTGTACATTGTTCATATTTCAATTACTATTTTTATTTGTGCAAAGGTACAAATAAAGGATAACATATACAAGTAATTAAATGAATTAATTATATACACTATCCTTTTTTGCTAAATTTACTTAGTTGTTAAATCTACTATCATAGTTTTCTGTAAAGAATTCATCATTTGCAGCAGCATTTTTATATTTATCTTCATCAATAGTCTTATCCATATCTCCTTGATAAAGTATTACTTTTTCCTATCTATATATCATTAACATACCAAAAGCTCTTACTCTATCATAGTTTCCTTTAGGATTATATGCTGCTAATTCTAATAGAAAAGCTCTATTTCTAACAAACATTATATTTGGTATAGTTACTTCTATTTCTTCTCCTTCTTCTGTCTTAGATGTAGTAACAACAGGTTTAATTAACCACTCTTTAGTTAATCTATCAGCAAAAGAGTTAACCATTGCTGTAGCATTTACACCACGAGATTTATTACCATATCCTATTTCTTTTATTATCTACTAATCTCTTAAATAAGTAGGAGTTTCAGCTAACCACTGTAAAGAATTCATTTTATTGAAGTAAGCAAATATTCCCTTCTTATTCTATTCATACATACATTTAGCATTATAGAATATACATAGTCTTCTTACTATTTCAAAGTTTTCATCTGCATACTCCTATCTTCCAGTATACTCAGCTACTATTCTATCAGTAAATAAATCTAGTACAAAAGTAGATGTCAAAGAGAATGTATGAGATACATCATCATCTACAGGGTCATGTCCTATAATATATCTTTCTGGAAAAACTCTACCATTTTTATCTTTCTAAGGTAACTCAAATATTTCTATAGCACCTTTGCTCTTATTATCATTTAATGGAAATTCCCTAATAGGTTCATCTCTAGTAGTAGGATTAAATTTCACAGTTCCATCTTTCTGTAAAGATAAACTTCCAACATAAACATCTGAAAATTCATTAGGGTTTTTATCTAATTCATTTAATCTTTCATTAATAAGCTATACAGGGAATAAATTTCCTTTAGCCCTCATAATAGCTTCCTAAGGAACAATAGGATGCTCTGCTATAGTTCTAATAATTAAGTTAGCATCTGTAGTATTATATTTTACATTATATCTATTAATAAGTACTTCAAAAATAGCTTTAGTTACATCACTTATACCATCCTTATTGTAGCATCCATTTCTATTAACATAAGCAGGATAAAAATATACAAACTCTTGTTTACCTTGTCCTGCTTTGTCATATACATTAGGAATAGCCTACATATTGAAAGCTCTTGGAGAATACATTATCTTTTGAGCTGCACTAAAGTCACTTTCTTTATCACCCGCAGTATTATGTGTAATAATATTATTAGCTAAATAAGTTCTTGAGCATATAGCACTTAAATTATAAATAGTTTGAACACCTATGTCTACAATATTTACAATTTTATAAGATTTCAATAATTTCCAATTATATCCACATGGTTTCTTACTAGGATTTTGCTCAAACCACTATATTGACGTTTCAAGTCTAGCCTATTTATATTGTACTAAAAATTTAATATGCTTATGAAAGAAATAAATATTTTCTCTACCTCCAATACTAAGAGTATAGTAGGGATTTACATCTTTTCTATTTGGTCCTATTCTTGGATTTATTTTATTTATATAAGATATAACTCCTAACTTTCGTAATAATATTTGTATTTGTTCTAAAATAAATTTATTACTCTATGTTATACTGATTCTAGTATTTTCTTTATTAAATAAAATAGAACCATCTGTATCAAACAACCCTCCTAATAAATTAATAGTATCGTTATAAGTTAAAGTTTGATATTCTATTGGAAGTCTTTTATTTAATTTTGTTTGTCCATAAATACCAATATTTCTTAAATAGGAACAAATTCCTTTTATTCTTATATCTTTATATAGTTTACCTTCTTTGGTTATATGAGAAGCACTAAGTCTTGTTCTATACTTAGATTCTACATATTTTAATAATTCTTCATCTTGTGAACTAAATGTTGGAGTATTATTATATCCGTAACTACCATCTCCTATAAGCATTCCTACTAATCTAGGATCAAATAAAGTTGTATTTCCAAATACACTTATTTCTCTTGCTTCGCAAATAGCATCTCCTACTTTTAAGGATACTGCTGGATAGAAGATCTATTCATACACTCTATACCTTTTGTCTGTACTATTTATCCTATGTGTATGAACTATTTGCTTTAATATAGGATGATCCTTTGAACATTTTATTATATTACCGTTAGATAACGTAATTTCTAAGCATTCTTTTTGACTTGGGGTTATTAAAGTTCCTATAGCCTATCTAGAAATACCATCTACTGTATATCCAATAATACCATCTTTTTGTGATAAATCCTATATATTAATATTTCTTCCATCTAAGGTCCACACTTTAGTATCAGCACATACGCATCCTTGGCAATATATCATTCCGAATACTATATCTCCATCCTCCATAGAAGGTCTCAGTGTACCATATAATTCTATCAAATTAGGAAAACTACCAAACTCTTCAAGACCAATAAAAGCACCTCTCTTACCTCTAAGTTTACCAGCACTGTCTTTAACAGATATACCTATAACTTCATTTAAACTTCCTTTCTTTGCAACACTTTCATTCTCTTTATAACCCATCTACCAATGCATATTATTCATTGAAGATATAAGTCTTTTTCTAGGGAATTCAGTATTCTCTGCGCAGAAGTCTATATAGCTCTCAAACTTATTTAATACTCCATCTTCATTAAGATAATTCTTTAAATAAGATGCTACAAAAGATTCTACTTTCTTAGTAGGTTTATGATTAGTTACATCATATTCTCCTAATATAAATCTTTTAGCTAATATAGCAGCCATACAAAAGGATTTTCCTTTACCACGACTTGCAAGTTCCGAACCATGTTTAGCATTTTTTCTAGCCTAATCTATGTACATAAATTTAAGCCACTGTCCTTCAAGAAAATCAGGAAAGTCTACTACACGAATACCCTATTTTCCCTATACTCTTTTTACCTTTATAATAGGACAGTAATTAAGAAAGAAATACATGTCTCCAGTAATCCAAGCTCCATCAGAAGGTCTTATATAACCAAAGAAAATTCTTCTAGTTTCTTCCCTTACCCATTTTCCATATTCACTATTAGGATTAGGATTAGGTCTTAATTTTGTTAAACATCCGTATTTCTAATAATGAATAGCTGTAGGTCTAAAATAATCAGTATCTTCTATTATAGGAGGATTAGTTAAATCTACTATTATCTTTCCTTCTTCATCTCTAGGACAATCTTTAGCATAAGGTCTATCAGGAGATATTAAAGATTTTATATAAGGTACGTTAGTAATAAAGTCATAAAAAGCTTCTCTTATTTCCTATGGATAATTATCTATATTAAGATCTTCAATTGTAGACTAAAATTTATTGAACTAACTCTCCATACATATAATATTTAAGGATTATTTCTATCATTTGTTGTGTAAGAGTATCTTCTGCATTTTTCTTTATTTCTTCTTTTGGTATATATGTAGTTAAGGAAAGATTTTCTATTCTTTGTACATTAAATCTCATATTAATTTTACCTTCTACTATTTCTACAACTTCTAAGTTAAATTTAGTAAAAGCTGGAAATTTATCATCTCTAACATTATGCCATCTTGGTACA